GCACCCGCTGGCCCTGATGGCATCGATGCCAGCTTCCTGACCAACGCAGTGGCCGAAGCCATCATCCGCGATGTGGCGGCAGCAAAGCCGCTGCGCGCGCACTTCGATTTCGTCTTCGCGCTGGAAATGCAGGCCAGCCTCTACATGGCCGGCGGCGTGATCGCAGGCGCGGTGCATCGCGCGGATTACGAGGCGGTCCACGATACGAGCCGGGACTGGTCCATCGTTCTGCAAACCGAGGATGGCGAGCCGATTGCCGATGAAGACGGTACCTTTCTGGAGACATCGTAAACATGGCCGCGCTTTACCTATCGCTCACCGATGCGGGGCTGGCTGCGGTGCAGGCCGCATCGGGCACCGATCCAGTGACCATCGCCGAACTGGGCCTTACCGCCACACCGTTCACCGCTGCGCCCACGCTCACCGCGCTGCCGGGAGAATTCAAGCGCATCGGCGCGATCGCGGGCACGGCAGCGGCGGCAAATGTCACGCACATGACCGCTTATGACACCAGCAGCGATGTGTGGAACGCAACCGGCCTTGGCCTTTGGCTGGCCGATGGCACGCTGTTTGCCGTTATCAGTTCAGCCAGCACGATCATTAACAAGGCTGCCCCGGCCTTTGCCCTGATCGGGTTCGACATCGCCTTCAACGCAGATCTGGCGGGAAGCATTGCCTTTGGTGATCCGATCTTCACCAATCCGCCAGCCACCGAAGACATGCGCGGGCTGATCGAACTGGCCACGCTGGCCGAGGCGCAGGCGGGCGACGATCTGCAACGCGCGGTGACCCCTGCGCGCGCCAAGGCATCGGTCATCCCCTGGCTCGGCTTTACCCCGCTGGATCAGGCGCTTTACACCGCTGCCAGCGTACTGGCGCGGCTGATCACGGTGGATGGCGCAGGCAGCGGCCTTGATGCTGATACGCTGGATGGCCAGCATCTGGCGCAGGTAGCCCCGGCCGGGATCATCGTGATGTGGTCAGGATCCATCGGTGCGGTCCCCGGTGGCTGGGCGCTTTGCGATGGCACCGGCGGCACGCCGGATTTGCGCAACCGCTTTATCGTGGGCGCTGGTGATGATTATGCGGTGGGTGCCAACGGCGGCGCGCAGACGCACAATCACACGATCACGGTGGATGGCCACGCGCTGACCGTGGCAGAGCTGCCCGCGCATGATCACGCCATGTTCGCCAATCTGGCCAATGACACACCGCTTTCGGGCGCAACGTCTGTCGCCACCCGCACCAGCAGCAGCCCCGGTGAGAGCGAGTACAACCTGACCACCGGCGGCGCGACCGTGCCGACACTGGGCCTGACTGCCGAAACCGGATCGGGCGATGCCCACACCCACACCGCCAGCGCCGAGACTGCGGACAGCCGTCCTCCCTATTTCGCGCTCGCCTTCATCATGAAGCTTTGAGGTCGCACCCATGAACATCACCATCGGCAGATTTGACCGCGCCACCGGCACCGTGCCGGTCACCTTCGAACAAGGGGGCAAGCGCCACGTGCGCGATGTGAACGCCGTGATCGGCGCGGATGGCAAGCACGATCGCGCCGCCACCACGGCCCGCGTCAACGAAGTGGCGGGCGGCGTGGCCAACAAATTCGCACTCGGCCTGCTGGGCGATCCCATCCCCGATGCACCTGCGCAGGAGGGCTGATCGATGACGAAGATTTCGCTACTGCCAGCGGCGGAACCGCTCACCGGCGCAGAGCCGGTTATCATCGTTCAGGGCGGGCAAGCGCGGCAGACTACGATTGGTGCGCTTATCGAAGAACTGGCGCAGCCGTATGTCGATCAGGTGGAGGAGGTGCAGGCCAACCTGAACATCGAAACCACTGGTTTGCGCTTTGTTGGTGGCAAAGAGATCAAATTTGCCCGCGCGAGCAGCGCCTACGGCCTTGGCGATGCCATCACGCTCGATGGTTTTCACTTCGCCAAATACACGATCCGCGCGCTCGGAGGGGCCACTTTCAGCCGAAATCCTGACGATTTGTTCTGGGAGTTCGATCCGCGCCTGACCCAATTTGACCGCGTATTGCTTGGCAGCGGCGCACAGATCGATGCCACCACGCTAAAGTACTTTGAAGGGCAGGAAGTGCGTTCTGCCGAGACCGGGCCTGATGGCGTGACGATTGCCGAAGCCACGCTGGCCGATGGTACGCGGTATATCCACAAGCTTCGCGTGGGAACGCTGCTTGTGGGCAGCAGCAGCAACGAGGAACCGGACGGGACCATCTATCCGCTGCGCTACTTGTCTCCCGAAGGCGATAGTCTGACCGCTGGCGGTTACGCCGATGTTGTTTCGCAGATTTTGGACGTGCCGCTAATCACGGCGTCTAGTGTTTCCAATACGGGCACCAGCGGTACAGCAGGCGGTGGAATTGGATCGCAGACTGCGGCACCGATTGTTGCTCGGCAGGGTGCTTTCGGCCTGACTTGCACTGTATCTGGGAACACGCTTTCAGCTGGTCCGAACGTGCTGACCAGCATCAGCGTTGCGCTGCTTTCCCGTGCCTCGGATGCGGCGGGATCGATTCGTACTTTGCGCGCTACGCTCCGGACAACCGCTGGGGCTGCGATCACGGGTCTGCTCATGTGCGTCCAGCAGGCGGGCGGAGAGATCATCTTTGCCACGCAACCCTATCGCTACACATTCACCCCTGATGACGGGCAAACGCTGGGCGCGGTGCCAGCAACGGCTGTACTGCACATCGATGACGAGCGCCGTCGCGATGCCTTTCCGCTGCTCTGGGTGGGCAGGAACAATGTGGGTCAAGCCGGTTGGCGCGACGAAGTGAAACTGCGCATTGCTCAGCGAGTTGCGGCGTATCGCCCGCTGATAAAACGTATGGTCATCATTGGCGTCACCAACGCCACGACAGAGTTCGTCGGTGCTGGTGGGCAGAGCGAGATCAACTACAACGAGATTGTCGCGCACAATGCCGAGCTGGCCGCGCTCTATCCCGACTTCTTCTGCGATGTGCGCCCTGCGCTTTGCGCTGGAACCGCAAACGATACACCCAACCCGTCATTTATGGCCGACACCATTCACTACAACGGCTCTACCGGCAAGCCGATGATCGGCTCTGTTGTTGCGTCCTTCATCCGTTCAAGAGGCTGGTTCTGATGTCCACCACGATCCTCCACAAGCACTCCGATGCGTTCACCGATGCAGCTCTGCCGAAGCTGACACGCAGCCCGAACATCAACCTCGGCGGTCTGTTCCGGCTCGACTTTACCGATCCGTATACGCTCAATGGTGCGACATTGGGGGTGGTGATCCCCGATGGCTTCACTTTGAAGAACATGGTGGACGGTAGTGTTGATGCTACAGCTGCGCTCACTTCTACGGGCGTACTGGTAGCAGCGGACGGAAAAGGCCTGGTCGTAACTGCCAGCAGCAGCAACCCAGCGGTCTTCGTCGGTTTTCCTGCTGGCGCATTCGACATGCACGACGCCGGCGACCACGCGTTTATACAGCACCTTTGGGCTGCGACGGATGCCAGCGGGCAGCAGCTAAATGCCAACTGGTTTGGCGCGCGGAGCGGTACGACCAACACAGCCGACATCGCTTCGCCTATTTGGGGCAGCTCAGCCGGACCGGTTTTTATGGTCAACAACGCGGACGGTCGAACACCCACTGCTTACACAAGGTCTGGCGGCGGTGCGAACAGCGTCAACGCTCCATCGGGATCAATGGAGGGTGGTGCAACGCTGTTTTCTTACAGCTTCGATCCCGTCGCGGGTTCGCGCGTGTTCCTTAATGGCACCCTCGTGGCAACAGCGGGCGTTCCCTCTGCGGGCACTGCCGGAACAGTTCCTTCAATGCGCAGCCACGCTACGCTAACCGCTTCAGCCAATGTCTCGAACGGCGATCCGGTGACCGTCAACGGCACCACAATCACTTTTGTTGCAAGCGGCGCAACCGGGACACAGGTGAACATTGGCGTCGATGCAGCGGCTAGCCTGACCAATTTGCGCAATTACATCAACGCCAACTCTGTGGCCCTGAATGCACGTGCAGAGCGCACTCTTGGCCAGCTCGCGACCGTGCTAACAGTGCTTCACACCGGCACGGGCACCCTGACGTTGACTGAGGCATCTGCATCGCTGACCGTATCGAGCATAACCAACCCTTATGCGTTCCGCCTGTTGCCGCGCTCTCTCAAGGGGAAGATCTACGCGGTTGCTATGGAAGATTTGACAGCATCGGGTCGCACCGCTGCGCAGGCCGCTGCCAGCGAATTCGCGCTGTATCGGGCGCGGCTGACGGAACTGGGAATAGCTTAAGACTGACCTTCGGATTAATTGTGAAAGGGTAAAGCGGCCAACCGCAGCGCTGCCAACAGCGCACCTTGGTTGGCCGCAACCCATTGCCCGACAAGCTGGGGGTGCGTGCCACGGGAAAGCATGGCGTCAAGCTGATCGGCCAGTTGGGAAGGGGAGGCGACTGGCGAAGGCGTTGACGTCATGGCCGCTGTTTCCCAGAACCCACGCCCCATCGCCACCGCAACTGCCACGAATTCGGCGGCGTTTGCGCCGCCCCATATCCATCAAAACCAATTGCGCCCCGGAGACGGGGGAAAGCTCCGGGGCGCGAGTGGGTCGCAGCGGAGATCATCCGCCCTCTTTGCCTAAGGGCCAAGCCGTTAAGCCCAACCCTTTCCCCACCCCCGGAAAACCACGGATAGCGCTGGCCAGCGTTGTAAGCCGCTGGGCAACAACGCAGCCCTGCTGATCTCCGCGCGCGCGCGGCGCACTGTTTCGGTGAAATCGAAAGGTGCCCCGCTGATGACTTTTCCCGCTGGATACGAATGGCTTGGCACGGTTGGCCTGCTTCCGCGCACGATCACCGAGGCGATGCGGCTGCATGGCGTGGCCGAAGTAGTGGGCAAGGGATCGAACCGCACGATCATTGGCTGGCGGGACGAGCTGAACGCTGCCGGGGTGAAGATCTCCGGCTTTTCCGATGATGACATTCCCTGGTGCGGACTGTTTGCCGCCATCGTGGCGCACCGCGCGGGCAAGCTGGTGCCGGAAGGCCCGCTGTGGGCGCGCAACTGGCTGAAATTCGGCACCCCGGTGGTGAAGCCTTCGCTGGGCGATGTGCTGGTATTTTCGCGCCCCGGCGGCGGGGGGCATGTTGGGTTTTACATCGGTGAGGACAAGACCGCGTTCCACGTGATCGGCGGAAATCAGGGCAACAGGGTTTCGATCACGCGCATTGCCAAGGCGCGCTGCATCGGCGTGCGCCAGCCAGATTACAACGCCGCACCCGCCAGCGTCCGCCCGTTCCAACTTGCCGCCGCAGGTGCGCTTTCGAGCAACGAGGCTTGAGGGTGGGAAGCGTGATCGGGGAACGCACCCTTTGCGCGCTGGGCGTGGCGCTGGGCGGCTTTGCCCTGTTCGGCTTGATCGCGCAGCTGCTGGAGACGGTTCGATGAAAGGTGCCGGGACATGATGGACCGATGGACGCGCGCGAACTGGTACTGGGTGGTGATCGCCACGCTGCTGGCCGGTCTGGTGTGGCAGACATTGCGGATCGAGGGCGTGCAGATCGGCCCGGTGAAGCTGCTGGGCAAGCCTTTCTATCTGGTGGACCGGCCCGGCCTGAAACCCCGGTTGGCCACCTGCGAAGGCAACCTTGCCCATGTGCTGCGCGCGCAGGCCGAGGCCGAGGCGCTGCAAGCCGCTGTCAATGAAGACGAAGAGCGGCGCACCGCCGCGAATGCCGAAAGGAGCAATGCTTCCCATGCGCAGGACAAGACCCGTGCGGCTGCTGCTGGCCGCGAGTATGCTGATCGCAATCGCATCGCCACTGGCGGGGTGCGGGCCAAAGGTGATCGAGGCGCGGCCAGCCAAGCCCCTGCCGCCGCCGGTGGTGGCAGTGCCGACCTTTATGAAGACCTGCCCGCCAATCACTTCGTGGCTGTCAGCGCTGCTGATGTGCAGGCCTGCACCGCCGCCGTGACTTGGGCCGTGGGTGCATACAACTGGGCGCAGACTTTGCCCCCAGAAACGACGGGGCCGGACGAGGTGGACGCCGAACCGGCCCGATAGATCGCCTGACCAAAATTGGGCACATCAAAGAGGGCGCGCTGGCAGAAACCGGCGCGCCCTTTTCTGTTCGGTGGCGGGTCAGGCTATTGTTGCCAAGGCACCTGCGGCATCGTACCCAGATAGGAATCCTCGCGCCCGCCCTTTGTCCACGGCACCTGCGTTCTGACAAACGCTGTATCGGCGGCGGACCACGGGCGATCAAGCCGGCGCAGATCGTCAAGCGGGGCGGACAGCCACGTTTCCCAATCTTCCGGTGCCAAGATCACCGGGCTGCGATCATGGATGTCGGCCAGCTCTGGCGCGTTGTCTGTCATCACGCCGGTATAGACCGGTCCCCATTCGTCACTGGTTGACCAAAGGCCCGCCCAGGCGAAGACCGGGGCGCTTTTGATTGATAGCCAGGTGGTGCGCATTGATCCCGATGGCCCTTCGGCCTCGGCATAGTGGGCCGCCGGGATCAGGCAGCGTTGGGCAGGGACGTTTGCCCATCTGGCCCAGAACTTGTCGAGCTTATCAAACCGGGCATTGTTCACCGGCTTGGGTTTGAGCGGCTGCCCCTTTTTCCCGCGCAGGATCACCGGGAAGCCCCATGTCATCTGATCCAGCACCAGCGCGCCTTCATGGCGGCGCACGACGAAGCCGGGATCGCGGGGGTGAACGATGGAGGGGCCATCGTTGAAAGGGCGAAGCGGTGCGGCATCGAACAACCGCGTGATCATCTCACGCTCGCCGGGGCGGTATCTGTTGCACATATGCCAAGGCTGGGGCTGACCATCATCCGGGTCAAGCATTTCGATGCAATAGCGGCGCGCGGCAATGGCGCGGCGCGTGCAATCAAGGCGGGCCACCCCGGCGTTGTGGTGCCATGCTTCAAGCGCAGATGTGGCGGCGTTGGCCCGGATATAGTGATCGCCACCAGCGTGGGTCGGGTTGGAAAGGGGGCGCGACATTTCTTCCGTGAATTGCTTCACCTGCCAGCGTTGCGCCACGCCTGCCCGCACCAGCCATTCCAGCGCCACCCGGTCTGCCAGTGTCAGTTCAACCGTGCCGAGATCCGCACGCTCTTCCACATCCTGCAACGCGCGCAGGGCAAGGAGGGTGAGAGAATCGGTGACGCCGGACATTCCGGCATGAGAACAAAGAGGGAATATCGGTCAAGCTACTAACGTGCGGTGTCCGTCGATTAGGGATGGCAAGTGCCGCTTGGTCTATGTCTCCGGCCCACGTTTTCCCAGAGTTCCCAAGCCCTAAGGAAGAAGCCGAGAGAAGGTACAAGATTCCGCGTATAGAAATTACATCCAAAATCGATATAAGCTGGGAGCAATTCTCGCGCAGGGGTGTGGTCGCGTGATCAGCTTGAAATGCTTCGTTGGCCGTCACAGCGTCAACCGGAAGAACGTCCGTCATGAATCGTGGGGCTACTCCGGCTATTGCCGTGGCTGTGAAAAGCCCATGCACAAATTGATGTCGCGCGATTGGGTCGTTGGGCAAGGAGAGCGATCAGATGGCTGAGGCTGCCATAGGAAAAAAGGACTCGAATTGCCTCTGCAAATCGCACAGGTCCTGTTCTAGCTGTGGGTTCGCGGGGGCAGGGTAACGATGCACCAGTCAGTGACATCCTTGGTGCGTTTCCTAAGCTACATCCTTGCATTGTTTGTCGCGCCGGTCGCTGTCGTCCTGCTTTCCAAAATTGCATTTGCAGACCAGGTGGTGCCCGACTTTGTTCTGACTATCCCGAATTCAGAACTGCCAGCCAATCTGTTCAACAATCTGTCGAGCGACATGCTCAAGATCTCGGCAGGTTTGGCGGTATCGACCATTGTAATTTTCAGGCTTCCGACGTGTTCCGGTCGTGTTTGGGTCAGGTTGCTTTTTCTCGCCGGGGGCATGATGTCGGCATTGCTGGCAAGCTATAGCGGGCTGCGTTTTCGTTATGAACTGGCGCAGGTTGCACGCCTTACATCGCAGGAATTGGACCCTGTCCTGTGGCGATTGCATCTGCAGGGTCTCCTGCTGGCGGCGCAAGTTTCGTTCCTATGCGCGATTTCGATGCATTTCCATTTTCACAGGAAGGGGTGACATGCGCTGGAGCATCCTTGCCTTTGCGGTCGCATCTTTTCCTGCAACAGCGCAGGAAGCCACGCCGATCACCCCTATCGCAGCGGCACTGAAGGTTAGCTTCGAGCGGGAATTCAAGGTTGTCGGATGCGGGGCCGGCAACGCCGATTGCAAGCTAACCGCACTCGCCCTTCCTACGCCACGAAAGCCGGAGCCGGAGACCTGTCTTAAGTCAATCCTTCCGGACGTGGTATATGAGCGCGAGGGGCACGGGGCGCTGGGGGTGGAATTCACCATATCGGCCTCTTTGGCAAAGGGGACTGATGCGAACCCGGCGTCTGAAAAACTTGGCGACTTTGTGGCGGTGATGGTGACGGAGAATGACGGGCTGCAGGACTTTTGTTTCCCCAGATCTTTGAAAATAGGCGGGGAAACTATCAAACTACGGCTTCGTGACGCCCCGTCCCGTTCGCAGATCATCGGCGGAATGTTGGGCGGAGTGTATATGGGAATGTTAGCCAACAAATCCAAAGGAGCCATTGTGGGAGCAGCGATTGCAGGAGCAGCGGCGGGTGTGGGGTTCCGGGAATTGCCGGAAAGCATGGTTACCAGCCTGCTGGGTGAAACTTCAACGGGTGTCGTCTACGTTTCGGTGCTCTCGACCAAGCCAAAGCAGTTGGTGAAAGTTGGCAACCGTGTCATCGGCGAGACGGCCATTCCCAAGTTCGGTATGCCCAAGGCCAGCTTGAAAAAGTTGACGATTGGACAATCCGCCACCCATGTCATGTCTAAGGCGTGCGCGGCATTTAGTGCTGGCATCGAGTATCAATTTCGCTGCTAATCGCTCCAAGTGGCGGGATTTACTTTTCCAACAGTCCCAGCGCGGCGTCCATGATCGCGTCAATATCATCGGGGCCGAAGCCGAGTAGGCGGCGTTCGGGGTATTTGGTGCGGATGGTGCGGCCGTCTTTCGTGCGGCCGACGAAATCGGTGAGGCCGTACTGGTGGGCGCGGGCGGTGTGGCCGGTGGTGCCTTCGAACCCGACCGAAACTTCATCGGGCGTTGCGCGAATCTTCATGGATCGGGCGAGCTTGATCTTGGGGAACATCTTGCCGGTGCGTTTGATGCGGCCCTTGCCGTCCATCATGCGCTTGCGCTTCTTGCGCGGTTCCATTTCGCTGCCATCGGGCTGGACGTTGGCGGCGATCCGCTTGGCGTTTTCGCGGCGTAGCGCTTCGCCCACCTTGCGCGCCACGCGGCGGCGCTGGCCGGGGCCGAGCCGGTTCAGGTAAACGGCGAGGAAGGGTTCGAGTTCGGCTAGATCGTCAGCCATCTGGAATCCTCTGGCGATCAGGCTTCGGGATCGGGGGCGATTTGGACCGGATCATCGCCCCCCAAAGAACCATGAGGGCCGCGCACCCAGATGGAGGTGAGGCCGGGGCCGATTTCGGCTTCATCGGGGAACAGGACCGGTTCGGGCTGCACTTCGATCTGCCAGCCACCGCCTCCCATTGCGGTGGCGGTTACCACTTCGCGCAGGGGCAGGGTCATTTTCACGTCAAAAGTCTTGTCGTTGATCACATCGGCTTCGAAGGGAAAGCCCGGCGCGTTGGGCTGGGTCACATCGGGCTGCTGGGTGCGCAGCCAGTCCACCACGGTGAAGAACAGGCCTTCGGGCGGTTTCGTGAAATCCTCGGCCACAACGGTGAGCTGGTATTCCCAGGCAAAGCCGCGCTGGTCATTTCGCGTGGCGCGGACGTTGCCGGTTTCAACCCACATCGCCAGCTTATCGGGGTTGCGGGCGAATTCGGGGTAGAGGGCGACCAGGGCGGCGCGCAGGAGCGCGGGCTTTTTCATGGCTTTGCGCTATCTCGAACATGCCCTCCCCCAGCCCCTCCCGCAGGCGGGAGGGGGGCATTGTGGCGGATCACTTCGATGTGGCAGGTGTGGTGCCAGGCACGATGCAGGGCGAAGGTGGCGCAGCCCGCACCGATCAGCGAGATCAGGATGATTTCAGCCATTGCTCTCTCCATCTGGCGCATTGGCGCTTTGCAGGCCGATCTTGCGCCGGAACAGAAAGGCCGCGCCATCGAGCAGCAGGGGGAAACCGACAAAGCCCTGCGCCAGTGACAGCAACACCGCGGCCACGGGATCGAGCTGCTGATAGCTGACCAGAACGACCGAGATGGTGGCGAAGGCGGGCAGGGCGGACAGTTCTGCCAGCGCCACATATTGCCGCCGCCGCCGCCAGTGCAGCGCCAGCACGGGATCTTCGGGGAAATCGGTGGCCGCGCCATAAAGCTTCAGGCCCAGACGCGCGACGACCACAGTGGTGGCGGCAAACAGCGATGCGGCCCACCAGAACAGAAATTCGCGCCAGTCTTCGAGATTTCCGTTCATCGTCAGTCCCACAAGTTCACGGTTTCAAGGATCTGCGCACCTGCCCCGGTGCCGGTTTGCGGGGGATCGGGCAGAGTGATGGCCGTGCCTTCGGCCAGCACCGGGCCTGCGGCGGCAATCGCGGGATTGAGATCGAGCGCGGCTTCGACCACGCCGCCCGAAGTGGTGCCCAGTTCGCGCCAGCAGAGCGCGTCGATGGTGTCACCCTGCTGGGCGGTTACAATCTGCACTGGACGCCCTCCGGGCTGGGGCTGGTCATCAGATCAGCTCCACCGCAACGCGGGGCGTGCCGAGGATGTCGCGGACGGCTTGGGTGGCCAGTTTGCGATAGTCTTCGGCGGTGAGCATCTGGGGTTCGGCACGGGCCTGCCCTTCGGTGGTGGCGGACAGATCGCGGTGCAGCTCTGCCAGTTCAGCCGCGGCGTGGAAGCGCACAGCGCGGATGTAGAGCAGGGTGAGGCGATGTTCGCCTGCCACGGTGCGGCCTTCGTCCACTTCTTCCAGCGCTTCAAAGCTGTCGGCTTCCTTGGTGGCGCGCCAGTAGGCCAGTTCGCCTTCGACGGTCAGCAGCCCGCCCTCGATCGCGCCGACAAGCCGTGCGTGCGTGATTTGATCCGTGATGCGCAGGGTATCACGCATCGCGTTCACATCGATGTCGGGATACCAGCCATCGCCCGCGACCACCGAACCGGTGGGCGAAGTGGGCGAGGTTGGCAGCGCGACGAAGGACATGGTGGTTCACTCAATTAACGGGGGTGAGGTTGTGGCCTTGGGTTTGCTTTCGCGTCCTCGGTCACGCCCGCCCCCGGCTCGGGTGGAGCAGCTCGTTACGTGGCCTGTTCAGGCGCGGCCTTTTTCAGATCGCGTTCGAGGCCTTCGATCAGTTTTTTCACGCCGCAGCTTTTGTCGAGCGCCAGCGCGTCTTGGAAATGAATCAGGGCTTCGGTGAGCAGGCCTTTTTTCCCACCAGCCACGGCGTTCTCGGCGCTGGCATCGAACTCATCGGCTTCACGTTTGAAGGCCATGCCCAGCGCCTTGGCCAGTTTCGCCTTCACCTGATCGTGCATGTCCGCTGCGCCGAAAGCGGCAGAGAAAAGCTGCATGTCTGCACGCGTGATGCGCGGTTCGGGGGCAAGGCCGGCCTCGGCCACTTCCTCGACGATCAGGGTCACCGGCTTGCGCTTGTACCGTTCGGGCAGGGCCAGATTGTTGTTCACCACGTGGGCGGCGATGTTGAACGCCAGTTCCCAATCGGCCAAGTCCATCGCCCAGACCAGCATGTTGGCCACGATCTCGTCCTGCGCCGGGATTTCCGCCGCCAGCGCGCCTTCGATCCACGGGCGATAGGTGCCGATCATTTCGCGCTTGGCCTCGATCTTCTTTTCGGTCGATTCGATCTGGCGCAGGCGGTTCATGTCGATCTGCAGCGCGGCGAGAAGCTGCTGATATTCGCTGGCGACAGGGCCATCGGTGGGCATGGGTGCCGCGCCTGACGAAAGAGCAGTGCCCCCGGAAAGGGCGGCAAGTTTGCGCTGAAAGCTGGCTTTGGCGGGGGACATGACCATCGGAATGAACTTTCAAAAATGCCCCGCCGGTTTCTCCGGGCCGATGGCCGGACCGGCGGGGCAGTTGTCGCACCGGAGCTGGTCGAAGGCTCCAGCAGGGGTCTGGTTACGCGGCTTCGTGGGCCTCGATGTTTTCCACCATGCAGGCGTATTCGAGGTCTTCGATCACGTAGGCTTCGTTGGACGACTGGTAATCGGTCACCTGATCCAGCTCCGGCTCGTCCTTCAGGTGGCGGCGACGCTTGCCGTCCTGATAGTAGATCGAGATGTTATCGAGACGCGTGATGAACACCGTGCCGTTGGGGAAGCCCGGCACGCGCATGGCAGGCAGGCCGCCCAGGCGCTTGGTGCTCATGATCACATCGCGGGCGAGCTGTTCGGTGGGGGCATCGTCCGAATTGATCATGGGGAAGTACTTGTCGTGCAGCAGATCGCTGCCGACGATCACCACCAGTTCGGTGTCGTTCTTTGCCCATTCGGCCAGCAGCGTTTCCTTGGCATCCCAGACCAGCGCATCAAGCGTGACGTAATCCGCATCGGCGTGGCTGCCATAGGTGACCTTGCCGACAACATCGCCGCCCTCGTCCATCACGCGGGCGGCGTTTTCGAGGCGCATCTTCTCCAGCCACCCGATGTTCACGTCCTGCAGCAACGGGCTGGTGGCACGGTTGGTGGCGGCAGCGGCGCTGGTGCCATTGAAGCCGATCAGGATGCGATCGAGCGCCATACGCTTCAGGTTGTTGTCACGCCAGATCGTTTCGAAGTTGGGGAACTTGGCCCACTTGTCGATCTTGGCATACTTCATCGCGACGTCGAAATTGGTCTGCTTGCACTCGTATTCGCGTTCATCCATCGACGAAGGATCGATGCCGACGCGGCGGGTGCCGCCAGCGGTGTTGGTGCGGCCGGCAATGGTGCTGCCAATGCCAAGGCCAAGCAGCGCGCCCTTGATCTCATCGACTGGTTCGATGTTGATCTTCGACAGAAACTCGCTGCTGTCCTGCATACGCTGTTCGAGCTTCTGCTGCACCGACGGTTCAACAGTGAACTTGGTGGATGCGTCGTCAGCCGCGATGCCATTGAGCAGCGCGATCTGGCTGACCATCGCGTTGAATTTTGCCCGGGTAGTGTTCTTCATGGATCGGTCCTCAAATTGGGGAGGGTTAGGGCGCGGGCTTGGGTGTTTGGTGCGGTTGCGGTTAGCAGAGCTTCGAAAAGCTCTGGGCTGCCGGGGATCAGCAGTCGGTGCGTTCGCCGTTCACGTTGCCGCCGGTGGCCGGGGCGCGCTGGGTGAAGCCCTGCGCATTGGTGCCGGGGCCGCCCGCCGGGGTGGCTTCGAGCTTGTCGGTCACGGCCTTCAGATCGGTGGTGAGGGCAGTGATCGAAGCGTTGGTGTTCGTGGCGAGTTCGGTGATGCTGGTGGCCATCTGGGTCATCATCGTGCCGAGCGCGGCGAAGGCGGCATTGTCGAGCGTGGGCGCAGCGGGGGTGACCGGGGTTTTCGGCTCTTCCTGCGATTCCTGCTGTTGACCACCATTGAGGAAGCGGTCGAAGAACGCCTTGGCCGATGCCATCACGCCGGTGGGATCGGGGTTAGCCGCCGGGGGCTCTGCCAGTTCCAGCGTGAATTCGGTGGCGGCGGTGAACAGGTTGGCGGGATCCTGCTTACGCCCGGCCAGCGGGTTCTTGTCCCCTTGGCTGGCGGCAAACTGCAGCATTTCGGTGCCGAGGCTGGCGGGGCTGTCCGTCACGGCCAGGCCGACGAGGTAGGCCTTGCCCGAATTGGCGAAGTTGGGGCTGATCTCGATGCTGCTGAACAGCTTCTGGCGATCCTTGTTCATCGCGACCAGCTCGTCCGTGACATCGAGCTCGGCGAACAGCGCGAGCTTCTTTTCCTTCTTGCCGGCCAGATCGATTTCGACCTCTTCGGCCTTCAGCGAAAGCACATCGCCATATGCCTTGAACGGCTTGTCTGCGGTGATGCCGCGAACGTGTTCCATGTTGATCCGCGCGGAATAAGTTGCCGGATTGTAGGTTGCGGCCGCATCGGCGATCCACTGCCGCTCGATCGTGCGGCCATCGGTGGTCTGGCCTTCGACTGCCACACGGAAAAATCGGGTCTTCGCCATTGGTTCGGCTCCGCTTTCAAGTTGGTGCCGTTCCCCTGGCGGGTGGGACCGGCTGCATCGGGTTACGCTTTCGTGATGTGCAAAAGAGGGAGCGCAGGGCATCTTCGCAACGCGGGCGCGTTGTGAGGCGCGGCGGCACAACGCAGCAGGGGCGCGAGGGCGGGAACAAGCGCCATAGCTTGCCCAGATGGAGCTACCGCCAGATCAGGATGAAGGCGTTGAAGCACCGGCGGGCGGGGCCGGGGCATCAAACGTCGTGCCGTTTGGCCCCGCGCTGGCCACGCGGCTGAAGGCGCGCTCGCTCTACTGGCGGCACTGGTCGATGCAGCAGATCGCGGACGAGCTGCAAGTGCCCTATTCCACCGTGGCCAGCTGGAAAACGCGGCAAAAGTGGGACGATGCTCCGCCGATCCTGCGCGCCGCAGAAGGCACGCTCGAGCGCTATCTGGCGCTGGTGGACAAGGAGAAGAAGACCGGCAGCGATTACAAGGAAATCGATCTGCTGGGCCGCCAGTTCGAACGGTTCGAACGCATCAACCGCTATCGCGACGGCGGCAACGAGGCGGACCTTAACCCGGCGCGCGCCAATGGCGCCAAGGCGGCGAACAAGAAAAAGCAGGAGGTGAAGAACCTGATCACGCCAGAAATGGCGGCAAAGCTGCGCGCCGACATGGAGGGCCAGCTGCACGGGCGGCAAAAGGGCTGGTTGCTGACCAGCACCAATCTGCGCACGCGCATGATCCTGAAATCGCGGCAGATTGGCGCGACATGGTACTTCGCGCGCGAACGCTTCCTTGTCGGGATGGAGACCGGCAAGAACCAGATCTTCATTTCAGCAAGCCGGGCGCAGGCGAACATCTTCCGCGGCTATATCGTGCAGTGGGTGCAGAAGGTTTGCGGGGTGACGCTGAAAGGCGACCCCATCGTGGTGCAGCGGGGTTCGGATGATGAGGACGGCGAGGCGCTGGAGCCGTTTGAGCTGCACTTCCTCGGCACCAATTACCGCACCGCGCAGGGCTATCACGGCGATGTCATCATCGACGAATGCTTCTGGATCTATGGCTTTGAGGAGCTGTTCAAGGTCGCCTCGGCGATGGCGACCCAGAAGCAGTACACGATCACGCTGTTTTCCACGCCCAGCACGCTGGCGCATGAAGCCTATCCGATGTGGTGCGGCGATCGGTACAACCGGAAGCGCCCCAAGGCCGATCGGGTGCAGATCGATATCAGCCACGATGCGCTGCGCGATGGCCAGCTGGGGGCCGATGGCATCTGGCGGCAGATCGTCACGATTTACGACGCGGTCGACGGCGGGTTCGATCTGGTCGATCCCGAGCAGCTGCAGCAGCAATATTCGCTGGAAGAATTCGACAACCTGTTCCGCTGCATCTTCCTTGATGACAGCCAGAGCATGTTCCCCTTTGCGATCATGCGGCGCTGCATGGTCGATAGCTGGGACGAGTGGGCGCGGGATTTCCAGCCCTATGCCCTGCGCCCCTACGCCGGCGAGGTGTGGCTGGGGTACGATCCCAACGCCAGCGAGAACGGCACCGGAGACGACGCCGCGCTGGTGGCCGTGGCCGCGCCTACCAAGATCGGCGGCAAGTTCAGGGTGCTGGAAAAGAAGCGCCTCAAAGGGCTGGATTTCGCGGCGCAGGCCGATGCGGTGCGCGAGTTTTACGACAAGTACAACGTCACCAAGATCGGCATCGATATCACCGGTGCGGGCAAGGCCGTGCATCAGCTGGTGTCCAAGTGGTTCCCGATGGCCCACGCGATCACATACTCGGTCGCCACCAAGACGCAGATGGTGCTGAAGGCCAAGAACGTGATCACCAGCAACCGTCTGGAATTCGACGCCGGGTGGCTGGACATGATGGCGGCCTTCATGGCGATCCGGCCCGAAATCACCAAGGGCGGCACGCAGGTGACTTATGTGGCGAGCCGCGCTGGCGGCACGGGCCACGCCGATCTGGCCTGGGCAGTGATGCACGCCCTGCAGTTTGAACCCCTCGACATTACCGAGCCCGCCAGCGGCGGCAGCACCGTGGAGATCTTCGACAATGACTGATGTGCAGAACCTGCCGATGGCGGCTGAAAGTATGACTGCTGCCCAGCCAGAACCGGAAATGTCGTTCATCTTCGGCGACCCGGAAAGCGTGATCGACCGGCGCGAGATCTTCGACATGTTCGAAGTGGCGCACAATAGCCGGTGGTACGAACCGCCGATCAGCCTGACCGGCCTTGGCCGCGCCTATCGCATGGCCCCGCACCACCAGAGCGCCATCCTGCTGAAGCGCAACCTGCTGACCGCCAGCTTTGTGCCATCGCGCTGGTTCAGCACGGCAGAGTTCGAGCTGTTCGCGCTCGATTGGCTGGTGATGGGCAATGCCTATCTCGAACGGGCAGACAACATGGCCCAGCGGCCCCTGGCGGTGCGCTGTTCAAAAGCGGCCTGGACGCGCGTGGGGGTGAAGGAAGGCGAATTCTTCTGGGTGCCGCGCACCGGGTGGACATCGGAGGAAGTGAAATACCGCGCCGGGTCGATCTTTCACATGAAAGAGCCGGACCCAATGCAGGAAATCTACGGCATGCCCGAATATCTTTCTGCGCTGCAGAGCGGCTTGCTGAACGAGGCCGCGACGATCTTTCGCCGCCGTTACTACAAGAACGGCAGCCACGCGGGCTTCATCCTCTATCTGGCGGACGAGGGGATGGATCAGCCCAGCGTCGATGCAATCCGCGCGGCGATGCGTCAGGCCAAAGGGCCGGGCAACTTCAAGAACCTGTTCATCCATTCCCCCAAAGGCAAACCCGATGGCATCAAGCTGCTGCCGATCTCCGAAGTGGGATCGAAGGACGAATTCCTGAACATCAAGAGCGTAACCGCCGAAGACCTGCTCGCCGCCCACCGCGTGCCTCCCCAGCTGCTTGGCATCGTGCCCAAAAACACCGGCGGCTTCGGCAACGTGAACGACGCCGCGGCGGTGTTCTACGAAATGGAGATCATGCCCATCCAGCGCCGGATGCTGGCCATCAACGATTGGTTGGGGGTTGAAGCAGTACGGTTCGAGCGGCCTGCGATTGCCTTGCCGGTGGCGCAGCCAGGGGCAGGGCGGCCTTAGTCTTCCGCTTTGTCAATGAGCTCGAAAGTGAGCCACTTTTTGCTTTTAAATCTGATCTTCATGAGGCGAGTGTAATCTTCAGACAACTTGTTCACCTTGACCACGTTTTCGCGGGCAATAGAAATCACACTGTTTAAAAGCTGGTCGATCATGACGATTTGCGGAGCGATTTTCAGATATTCTTCGCTTGTCCACTCGTAGGTGAAGACTTGCCCATCCATACCAACAGGCGTTGGATGCATAGCCTGCAACGCTTCGTACTTGGCCCTGTACTCGATTAGGCCATTTGTCACCGCGCGATGCCGGTCAAATGCGAGAAGAAGCTCTGATAAAAAATGCGGGTCTCCCGTCGATAGCGCGAGATCCGCTTCGTCATGATCAATTGACAT